TTATTCAATAAATTTGAAATAGCAACACAAAATATCAAAAAATTTGAAATTAATTTTTTATCATTAGGACCGCTCCAGCTGGTGCCGGGCGGTTGATCGCGCGCGAACACGGGTAAGCACGCCTCACGTATTCCCCGCGAGGGTGTTGTATTGGTGAGCCGCCCGACGTAGCGGGTAGCCCGTGTTCGACGCGAATAACGCGTTGCCGGCAGCGATCAAGCTGCTGTGGCACTGCTCACATTACATGCATTTGTTAAACTTCAGAGTCTTTTCTTAGGAGGAGCGTTACTTTTCAGCTGAAAGAAAAATGTCCACTTGTTTTGAGGTATCGTTCTTGTTATGTTCCAGAAGAGATACAAGCTATAACAAGATGGCTAAATTTTTCTAGCTTACTCTACAACCTATGATACCGTTCGAGAGGGAAGACACCTAAGATATTAAAATTTAATAAATTAAATGAATCGATAAAATCGGAGGGGGCGGTGATAGTTGAGGCTTGGCACAAAAAGCATGCAATACAAACGGTGGCCTCTCTACCAGAAAACACTGACGATGCGATTATCGTCTTAGATCTTGCTATGAAGCTTGTGAAAGAATTTTTAGTAAGTGATCAGCCACTTCGGGAAGATTTAGACCGCGATCGAGGAATGGTAATATCGCTTTCTTCTGTAAGTAAAGGCAACAATCGCTGAAGAGTCGCGCCTGTTAAAGCGGACACATTTCCTGTTCTTAACCAATCACGGCTTACCCATGGCATTTTTGCGGCCAGTTTCTCTTCGACATCACGAGAAATTGGATATCCATTTTCAATATTAGATAATCGCGACGGGATTATCCCTAAAAAATTGGCAAATTCCGATCGCCCAGGGTAGGGCGACATCCTTCTAATTGCTCGCATTCTAATAGCGGTTGAGGTGAATCTTCCCTCCCGACCGCGCGATTCGTTTGCATTCATAACGGTAACTTTGAGACCCTTTCAAATTATTTGAAAGCAAAGCTTTTTGAAGCTTGCAATTTCAAATATCTTGAAATAATGTCGGTGTATGAGCCATAGCGAATTGAAATCTTTCTCTGATGTTATGAACTCCTTAGGAGGAAACCCGGGAGTGGGCGAACTAACTGGAGCAAAGCCCAGCACGTTATCGATGTGGCGTAAGGCAAATGCTTTCCCATCAAATACATACTTCGTGATCACTGAAGCTCTTAAAGAGATGGGCAAAACTGCCCCTGCCTCACTCTGGGGAATGGTTGCAGCTCCGATCGATGAGCAAACGACCAACCGTGCCGTAGTCCTCGATAACGAGGACAGCGCCTCATGAACCTCTACGACGCCGACCGCGATCTCGCTCTGAAGATTGGGCACATCATGGAGAGGCTGCAATGAGCAACCTCACCATTGGCCGCATCACATTCAATTCGCACGCCCCGAACGGTGCTGATCAGCGGCCTCTAGCAGAGCATCGCTCAACTTACGGACGAGTTCGATTGTCGGCAAAGACAATTGGAACTCCACTTCCGTCTCAGGATCGCGTGAATGAAGACATGCGTCCAATGTTTGATCATCTGTGGAGGCGGCGATGAGCAACCTCACCATCGACAGTATTGTGTTTGCGCCATCAGGCTCAATTAGCCGCCCCCTCGGGCTTCTCGACGGGTTGAGCAAGGAGCAAGGCGTTTTCTATAGCGGACTTAAGAGCCAGAGCAGCGGGTATGCTGCACTTGAGATGGGCCACAACCGACGCAACATTCAGGACTGTTTCATTGGGGCCGGGGACGTTGCCGCTTGCGAGCAGCGTAATGCCAATGATGCCATTCAAGAAGGACAAGGAAGGCGCACCGTCGAAATAGATGATGGGAAGTGGCGAGGGCGCCAAAGCAACATCTTTATTAGCGAACTTAACCGAACCAAATTCTGGGCTTGTCATCGTTACATCCTCTCGTTGAAAGCCAGACTTGGCCTTTCCTGCAGGGCTTTTGTCAATGCCTGGAGGTTTTCATGAACTTCTACGACGCCACAAACGAGCGTTGGATAACAGACAACGACCCGATCCCCTTTAGTTTAAAGGGGCCGGCCGACACGGGGGCGCATGCCGACCAGCCCACGCGCGACAAATACGCATCGCGCGGGTTCTCAGAATTTTCTGAAGTGCGAGCTGGAAAAGAAGCTCTGATCTTTGTCACCGTTTCTCTTCTCTTTGCCGTTCCACTGATCCTTGCCGGGATCATGTTGGTTCTGAACTAACACGCGTTCGATTGCTGTCGAGAGCGTTATCCAAGTTGTTTTGTTGAGTGCGTCTCTCATGGTCTCAACTAACCATGAGAGGATTTCAAAATGTTGTCGGATCAGGTCAAAAAAATGATGAGTCAGGTCATCGATTGGAAAACAGAAATCGGCGTCGTCGCCGGACCGTTTTTGCCAAGTGACACGAAGCAATCGTGGTTGGCGCGTGCTTCTCGCAAATGCAGCGTATCACTGCGGCATATTCAATCGCTCTATTACGGCCATGCCAATGATCCGAAGTTCAGTGTCGCGTCGAATATCCTGAGCGCCGCAGATCAGGCGCGTATTGAAGAGGCGAGGCGTGATGTTGAAAAGGTTGCGGGGTTCTATCGTAACTACGCTCAAAGGCTTGAAGCCATCGACGCGGATTTTCATAGCGAACAAATTAATGCGATGCTCAGTGAGGCTCGCGCATTTAGCAAACGAAATAGCCCCGGAAATCAGGGGTGAATAAGATGTCGCGCCCACTTGCCAGATGGTCTCAGGAAGATCTGGAAACGCTCAAGCAATTGCTGCGTAAGGGGAAGACACATGCGCAAATAGCGTGTGCGCTAAACACCTCGGTTGAGCGGGTTAAAAATCGCGTCTGCTGGGATGGCATGAGCGGTTGGCAACGCGAATTGAAACGACAGGGTAACAATCGTCGTCGTCTAAATGGACGTGCTCCTTCCGATCGCCGCCAACAATATCCGATCAGCGCGAGCAAACCTAAACCAGAGTTATTGGAAGATGCCGCGCGTAGGCTTTTGGCTCCTCGCACGCTGACAGGCGAGCTTATGGGTGACCCGCCTGTTGGCTACTCCGCATTGGAGCGCCGGACATGACCAATCCTCCGCGCGCCAAGACAGCCCGGTTTATTAAAGCGGCCCCCGGCCAACCGGTGATGCTGTTTCTGCAATTCGACGCCGATCAACCTCGCGTTATCGACATTCTGACTGACGGATCGCGAATAGAACAAGTCGAGATCAATCAGGATCAGCTTCGCAACTTCGTTGCTGATGGCGCTGGGATGATTGAGGTGAAGGTATGAAGTTGCCCCTTGTAAGAAGGCTGACAATTCAAAGTTCGCCCAGCGAACACAAGCTGCAAGTTGCCCTAATCGACTATCTTGCGCTTGCGCTGCGCCCAGAATTAGAGGTCCGCGCCATTCCGAATGGCGGTATACGACACAAAGGTGTGGCGCAACGTCTTAAAGACGAGGGCGTTCGTCGTGGCACTCCGGACATTTTTATATGTCTGCCAGAAGGCCGCATCGCTTGGCTGGAGATGAAAGCCAAGGCCGGCACGCTATCGCCTGACCAGAAGGCGTTCCGCGACAAGGTGTTGGCGCTTGGACATCACCACGCCGTAGCAAAGACCATCGACGAAGCGTTAGCGTTTCTAACCAGCATCGACGCGCTTAAGCCGGCCTACCAGCGTGGAGATGCATTCCGTGAGGCGGCGAAAATTCACACTAGCCTAATTGGTGTGCAATGAAATTCGAGCGCCACAGTCCCTCATCCCTCAACCTGTTCTGTGCCAGCCCGAGCATGTTTGTGCTCGAAAAGGTGCTTGGCCGCCGCCAGCCTGTCGGCTCGCCGGCGCATCGCGGCACGGCGGTTGAGGATGGCGTTACGGCAGGACTGATGGATTTGAACAAGCCGTTGGAAGAATGCTGCGCGGTTGCTTTCAAAACCTATGACAGAATTACGGCTCTGTCCGGTGACAAGCGGCGTGAGGACTTCCGGGCCGATATTCCGGATATGGTCAAGTCGTCGCTTGAAGAGCTACGACCTTACGGTACACCAAGCAAATGCCAAGGCTTTGTTGAGTGGAAGCCAGAAGGGCTCAAATTCCCGATTGTCGGATACTTCGACTACTATTGGGAAGATCACGGCATCATCGTTGACCTGAAGACTTCAGAGAAACTTCCCTCGGCAATTAAGGTCGCGCATTCCCGGCAAGTCGCACTTTATGCAGCGACTATCAGCGATAACGTCGAAGCGCGGGTGGCGTACTGCACGCCAAAGAAGCGCGCCACCTATCGACTTGAGAACACCCGTGAGCACCTGAACGCACTTCATCGGATTGCGCTGTGTTGCGAGCAGTTTCTGTCCCTGTCCGATGATCCCGAGTTTTTCAAAGGCATCACAGTGCCTGACCTGGAATCGTTTTATTGGAACGGGTCCGCGCGTGAAGTCGCATACGAGATTTGGAAAATCTGAATTCCCAGCAATGGGCATGGCACCGCGACTGGCCTCATAGTCGTACTTTAAACGGAGAATGGTTATGGCTTTAGGTTTCAATTACTCATCTGGCGGCGACAACGGCGATATCATCCCATTTGTTAAATATGACGCGCGGGCAGGGCGGTTCTTTCGCAACGATCGCAGCGAAATCAACGGCGCATATTCGAATAACGCCGTCGACATCACATCCAATTTTAAAGCCGTCATGGATCTCGAAAACCTTGAGGTAGGCTACCTTTTGTTCGCCGCCGGCGCGGCCCCGCAATTCCTGCTGACCAAACTTGGTGATCCAATGCCGCACAAGCCGGCTGACGCCAAATGGAAGCAGGGCGTTCGCGTCATGATGAAACTGGCTGCCGATTGTGGCGGCGACGTCCGAGAGACATCAAGCAATGCCGCAGCCTTTCTCAAGGGCTTCGACGACCTTCACTCGCTGTACGAAGCGGGCAAAGCGGCGAACCCCGGCAAGTTGCCGGTCGTAGTTCTGAAGACCACGATGCCGATCACTTCCGGCTCTGGCGAAAAGAAGTCGACCAACTACCAGCCGGTATTCGAGATCGCTGGCTGGGCGCCGCGCCCAAAGGATTTGGTGCACGTTGCCAAGGGCAGCAGCACACAGCATGGCACAGTTGCGAGCCCCCCAACCGCGCCATCGACCGGATCAACGCAAGTAGGCGCACCGGTTGCTAAGCAGCTTGAGACGGCTGGCGCGGATGATTTTGGTTAGGAGTAAGGTAAATGTCTAGCTTCACCCGTCAGGACTATCAGAAGGTTTATGACTTCGCGCTTCACGTTATCAATTATTTTGAATCACGTTCACTTGAAGAGCGTGAAGCCATAGAGGTTATGGACCTTTGCGAAGAAGTTCTTGGTCAGCAGTCCAATCGTCCCGATTGGTCTCGGCTTCAGAATGCGGGTTAGTTCAAGTCGGGCTGCGCTTTAACAGGCGCAGCCCCTTTTTGTTGCGTGCGTAATTAATCCAGGAGCGGAACACAGGACGGGAAATTGAAGCACGTGGGGCGAGTTGAATCCTTTGAACCTGATTTTGCCGCGCCTGGGGACTGGGCCGCGATGTATCGTGCTGCCGGTTTGCAGGTGGTGCCGTCGCATCTGCCGTCCGAGCATCAGAATTGGAAACGGCCGGCGCTTGCCGATTGGAAATCTCTTCAGGAAGAGCTTGTACCCGATGCGACATTCGAGCGCTGGTACGCGTCGCGTGGAGAACACGCCCGACGTCCAAACATGGGAATCCTTTCCGGGCGGGCGTCAAACAACGTCTTTGTCATCGATCTGGACGAATATAAGACGCCCGACGCTCTTAATTGGTGGCAAGGAATTCTTGCCGAGCACAATAATCGGATCGAACCGGAGACCTGCCAGCAGGTCACCGGCGGCGGCGGCCGGCAGCTATTCTTCCGCGCGCCGCCCGGATGGCATGCGCCAACCAACAAGACGCCGATCGGCGTCGATATCCGGGGGCAGGGCGGTTTTGCCGTGCTCCCGCCATCTCAGCACATTTCCGGCAAGCCCTACGCATGGAAGGAAGGCTGCGCGCCGTGGGAGTGCGAGATAGCCGCGGCGCCGGATTGGCTGTTGCGAGAAGTTGAGGAGCTGGTTGAGCGATATGGCGGGGATCAGAACCGAGACCCCGTCTCAAGAGCCAAGACGGCTTCTCCAGCTGACGAGTTTAACGCTTTTGGCGCACGGACAGATGGCCGCGACCACGCCATGCGTGACCTGGTCTGGGCGGCTGTGGTGAATTGGTATCGCGAATGCCCGATCAAGCCATCGGAAGCTGAAAGCCAAACCAGAGCACGCGAGGTCTGGGCTATTTACGAGCGGAAAAACAAAACCCGCCTTCCAGGTGACAACGTTGCCGGCTTGGAAAAAGAGGGCCGTGGGCCGACTTTGTTCGCCGAAAAATGGCGGCGGGCGATGGGGAAGTGGGATGGTGATGTCGCTGAAGAAGCGAAGAAGCCCAATCCAAAAGAGCCGCAGCCAGAGGCGCCCAATCTTGACCCCGAAGGGAAGCCATTACCGCTTCTTCTCAGCGCCGCTCAGTTCGTCGCAGGCTTCACGCCGCCGGAGTATCTGGTCGACGGTATTATGCAGCGAGGCTACCTCTACAGCCTGACAGCGCGCACCGGGCACGGGAAGACGGCTGTCAGTATGTATCTGGCTCAATGCGTCTCCCGTAATCAGTCTTTCCATAACGCGGCAGTCAAGCAGGGAACGGTCCTGCTGCTTGCCGGCGAGAACCCTGATGACATCCGAGCACGGTTCTTGGTGCTCGCAGACGCCATGGGCTTCCGGGCGGAAGACTTGAAAATGAGGTTTGTGGCGGGGGTGATCGACATTGCCGCCAGCATGCCACGCATTCGCGCCGAAGCGGAGACCATCGACGACCTCGTGCTTGTGATTGTCGACACCGCAGCCGCCTATTTCAAGGGCGATGACAGTAACAATAATTCCCAGCAGGGCGACTACGCGCGCCTGCTGCGCCAGCTAACGTTCCTGCCCGGCAAGCCGGCCGTTATGGTCAACTGCCATCCAATCAAGAACGCTGCCAAGGACAACCTTCTGCCCATGGGCGGCAGCGCATTTCTGAACGAGGTCGACGGCAACCTGACGCTCTGGGCCAGTTCTGAGAAACAAACGACGCTTCATTGGCAGGGCAAGTTCCGTGGCCCGGAGTTTGAGCCGTTAACGTTCAATATGCGTACCGTCGAGAGCGATCGCGTGATCAATGCCGCCGGCGAGCTGATGCCATCAGTCGTCGCCGAGCCGGTCAATGAGATGATGTTGCAGATGGCTGAGAGCAGTCAGGATCGCGATGAGATCGCGTTGCTTGGCGCTATTGCTAGGAACAAGAATGCTTCGTTGAATGCATTGGCAATACTCTGCGGTTTCAAAAACGATGCTGGACGGCCACAAAAATCGAAAGTTGAGCGACTTGGGAGAAGATTGAAAGAGGACAAGTTGGTCGAATCCGTGCGCGGAAAATTCAGAATTACCGCGAAAGGAAAGCGTGAGATCGGTTGGGATGACGACTAAAAATAGCACCCAAAACAACAAGACAAACCGCAGGACGATTGTGAGCCAAAAATGCATCGTCCGTCCTGCCAAGACGATGATGAAAGACGCGAGACGAATTTGAACCAAGATACTGAAAATACACATGAAACAAAAATCGAGAAAAAGGACGTTTTTTTCGGTTTCTGCACTGTCTGTCCTTCCTCCCCCCCCCTTTAGGGGGAGGAGGAAGACGGCAGGACGATCATACAAAGGAATCTTCTGATGCCTCGAACCGCAATCCTCGGCTACACCTCCGTTCGCCCGTTATCAGACCCGAGGTCATGGGCCCGCTCGCCTGGCACCTACATCGCTGGCCGCGCCTACCTCGATGGCTCAGACGAGACGGCGGCCGAGATGGAAGCGAAGTGGGGATGCGATCGCTTGCGCCTGCTCGTCAGCCCCGAGCTGCGCGAGAAGTTCGACCGCCAACGCTACCTGCTCAACCAGGCGATCTGGCATGGCGAGTTGGAAGCTGTGCGGCGAGAGGCAGGGCGGATGGTCGCCGCCTGGCTGGCGCTGGACAAGGCTGCGGTCGCCGCGGGCAAGCAACCGCTCTCACCGCAGGTTTGGGAAGTACCGCTCGAGGATGGCAGCGTCGCCGCGATCGTGCCGGATGACACCCACGCCCACGCCGTGGTCGGCGAGGGGCGCAAGGTCACGGTCTACACGCTCGATGAAATCGGACGGTTGCTGTCGAACTATCCCGACATTGCAAAAACTAAGCTGGTCTTCCCAGGTGCAACCATCACCGCAGTACGGCGGTCAGTCGAAGACCCGCTGAAGGCGATCCACGACACGAAGGAGCGGTTGGATGATCCGATACCGTTTTGAGCATCACACGGAAATCGAGATTGCTCAAAACTGATCAAAACTGATCAAAACTAGCGATCGAGGTTTTGAGTATCACACAAAAACCAAGGAGGCGTAATGCAGGTATTTATGGCTAAAATTAAATCCGGGCGACCCCGCAAGTCCAACGTGCGGCGCGACAAGGCCGGGATATCTCGCGGCGAGATCGTGGATATTACCGCGATACTGAATCAGCCTCACCGACGGCACGTGAAGGACCGTAACGCCGCCAAATCGGAATTGCTTGGCTATCCGCTCGGACGGTTGCGCTTCACAAATCAGATTTCCGAATTGCAACACCGGGCCGGCAACGAGTGGGCGTTGCTCGTGAGAGCGTTCGCAAGCGTGAATGGCATCCCTGTTAGCTCGCCTCGCTCTGGAAGTCATCTCAATGACTCAGGGAAGCCCGGCTATGCGTTTTCAGGAGACGAAGCTAGGTCGGATGCGGAAGAATATCAAAAACGCTGTAGAGTCATTTCTGGGCGATACAACGCATGCTTCGAAAGACTCACAGAATTGGGGAGGTCGTTAGGCCGGGATAAACAAATTTTGATTGCCGTCCGCCGGGTTTGCATCGAGGAGAGAGACCCGAGCGATGTCGAGTTAGGCGATCTTCGTGTCGGGTTGAATGCCCTGGCAAAGGAATTGAGGATTGAGGAGTGAGCATGGAACTCGGGAAAACTTCGTCAGGAAAAATAGAGTTTTCACGAAACTATTTTTCGAATGGACTAATCCTTGCGTGCGATTCGAAAATCAAATATGTAGAAATGAGAACGTCGATTTTTGCGCCCGCCCGGAGATATCCGCGGCGGGTTTTTTGATTCCGAAAGGGGCGAGCGATGTCTGAAACTGATGATCGCGATGTTCGCCTTGAATGCCTAAGATTGGCAGTTGAGACGATGGGTTCACTAAGCGGTCATCCTGCAGCAATTTTAGACGCTGCCCGCGATTATCTAAACTTTGTGCGAGGTAAGGTCAGATTGAAGCCCGATAATCTTCAATCTTCTCAAGATTTCATAAGTCCTGATTTTGAAAAGTTTAAACGCGAGTTACATTCTCAATCGAACCAAATTTCAGGGCTAAAGAGCGCCTAGCTTAGTTACCGGACGGCGCAGAGCCAACTCTCTTCAATCATCCTGGCCCTTAGTGGCATCAGAGAGTTTGGTGCGTCGTCCGGGGATTATTGGAGATAAGATGAGTAAGGCGAAGGGCTATGAAATCCCGTGCTCTCCGTGGACTGCGGAGGTTCTAGGCGCGTGGTTCGGCACTTATCGGGGACGAAATATCCTGCATTACGGTCAGGGCCATCTTTGGTGGATTGCATGACAGCTGAATTTATCTGGCATCCGTTTCATGCCTGCATTCGCTAATCCAAAGCACGAGCGGTCCTCTTCCAAAAAGACGGGGAGGCCGTCTGATTATAATTTTGAGGTAACTTCGGCGATCTGTGTTCGGTTAGGACTAGGCGAGAGTCTCCGAGAGATTTGCCGCGATGAGGCAATGCCGGACAAGTCAACTGTAATGAGGTGGCTTGCGACGCATCAAGAGTTCCGCGACCAATACGCGAGCGCGCGTGAGGCACAAGCTGATTACTACGCTGAAGAGATTATAGAAATCAGCGATGACGCCACTAACGATTGGATGGAGCGCAAGCGCTCTGACGGATCAGCCGAAGAAGTCGAAAACAAAGAAGTTCTGAACCGCTCCAGACTGCGCGTCGATACGCGCAAATGGCTCATGGCTCGCATGGCGCCGAAGAAGTACGGCGACAAGATCACGCAGGAAGTAACAGGTGCAGACGGCAGCCCGCTCGTACCGATCATTAACCTCACCGGACGCCCTGAACCTACATCTTCATCCTAGACAGTGGCAGGCATTCGAGACCAAGGCGACGGAGTGCTTGTACGGCGGGGCCGCGGGCGGTGGCAAATCGCATCTTATGCGTATCGCCGCGATCGTGTGGTGCACGGCTATCCCTGGGCTGCAAGTCTATCTGTTCCGGCGTATTCGGGATGATCTGAACAAGAACCACATGGAAGGCCCAAAAGGCTTCCGCGCGATGCTGGCAGGCTGGGTCGCGCAGGGTTGGTGCTCGATTGTCGAGGATGAAATTCGCTTTTGGAACGGGGCGAAGATTTATCTCTGCCACTGTAAAGACGAGAAGGACATCTACAAATACCAGGGCGCTGAAATCCATGTCCTGCTGATTGACGAGCTGACGCACTTTACGGAGACTATGTATCGGTTCCTGCGCAATCGCGTACGCATGGTCGGTATTGCGATTCCACCGCAGTATGCAGGACAATTCCCGCGCATATTGTGCGGCGCAAACCCTGGGAACATCGGTCACCTCTGGGTGAAGATGACCTTCGTCACTTCAGGGCAGCCGATGGAAACGCGGCTGATGCTGGCAACCGACGGCGGTATGTTGCGGCAGTACATTCCGGCAAGGCTTGAGGATAACCCAAGCATGACCGTGGATGATCCCGGTTATGAGATGCGCCTTGAGGGCCTTAGGTCTGCAGCTCTCGTTCAGGCAATGCGCTGGGGCGATTGGGACGTGATCGAAGGCGCGTTCTTTGACTGCTGGGATGCTGCGCGACATGTCGTTCGTCCTTTTGAGATACCTAAGGAGTGGACACGCTTTCGATCTGGTGACTGGGGGTCTGCAAAGCCATTCTCATTTGGATGGTGGTCAGTCGTAGGCGATAAGTTCAAAACTCCTTGTGGCGTTTGGTTACCGCGCGGGTGCTTGGTTCGATACCGAGAATGGTACGGCATGCAGCCTGGCAAGCCGAATGTCGGTCTGAAGCTGCATGCTGAGATGGTTGGCAAGGGTCTGGCCGAGAGAGAGATAGAAAAGCCCGCTTATGGCGTTCTTGATCCAGCGGCGTTTACCGAAGATGGCGGCCCATCGATTGCCGAGCGCATCGCTAAGGGATCGGGCGATAAAATATATTTCATACGGGCCGACAACAAGCGGGTGCCCGGCCGTGGCGCAATGGGCGGTTGGGATCAGATGCGGGGGCGTCTGGTAGGCGACGATGACGGTCTACCGATGATCGTTACGTTCTCAACCTGTCTAGATAGTATCCGCACGATACCTGCACTGCAGCACGATCAACTTAAACCTGAAGACCTTGACAGCGATATGGAAGATCACGCTGCGGACGAGTGGCGGTACGCCTGCATGTCTAGGCCTTGGATTAAGGAAGCGGATCGGCGTGTCAGTGATCTCCCGCGCAAGGCCGACTACTTCGGCAAGTTCGATGGTGGCGACGACGATGACGCGGATGATTGGAAGACAGCTATCTGATGGGTGAAGTTCTCCAGCTCTCCCAATATCAAGAACCGGAGGCTTCAGCACCGGAGATCGATTGGGACAGCGAACACGCGCGCCTTGTCGATAAGTTCGAGGAGGCCGAGGATTCCAGCCGATCAAATACGCAAAAGGCCGAGCGCGACGTCGATTATTACGACGGCAAGCAATGGACTGAGAAAGAAGCAGCAAAACTGCGCAAGCGCGGCCAGGCCGCGATCATGGATAACCACATCAAGCCCAAGATTAGGTATTTGCAGGGCTTGGAGCAAAGCCGCAGAACCGATCCGAAGGCATCGCCGCGAACGCCTCAACATGAACAAGACGCTAATTCTTGCACGGATGCGCTGCGATTTGTGTGCGATCAAAACCGGTTTAACCGGATCAGGTCCAAGGTATTTAAGGATGTGCTGTCGGCCGGTTGGGGCGGCTACGAAGTCGTCGTAGAGCAGCGACAGGGGAGCAAGAACCCGGTTGTCGTTATCAGGCGATGCCCCTGGGACCGGATGGGCGCTGATCCTTATTCGGCGGATGAGATGTATGACGACGCCAACTATAAATTCCTTGTTTTGTGGATGGATCGCGAAGAGGCGATCGCAAAGTACGGTAAGGACGCCGGCCAGGTTTTCGATGAGACCGTGTCCTTTGGACAATCAGGCGGATCGTTCGATGACAAGCCTCGAACCACGACTTGGGTAAGCTACAACAAGCGTTGGCGTGTTCGGGTCGTTCAGATTTACTTCAAGCATCTGGGAACAGATCAGGTCTGCTTCGCAGAGTTCACCAAGGGTGGGTTGTTAAACTACGGACCATCACCCTGGCTCGATGAGTACGGTCAGCCTGAAGACCCCTATGCCTGGGGCTCGGCGAACGTCGATAGAGACAACAACAGATATGGCGAAATTCGCGATCTCATCGATTTGCAGGATGGCGTCAATCATCGAACCACCAAGTTCCAGCATCTCATTTCGACGCGGCAGACATTCCGCACGGAGTCGGCGCTCGGCTCACAGTCTCCGCTGGAGATGCGTCGACAGTTGGCGAAGGCCGACGGCGATGTCGTTCTCGCGCCAGGGGTAGAGTTCGGTAAGCAGTTCGGCATCATCCCAACCGGGGATATGGCCGACAAGCAGTTCGAGTTGTTGCAGCAACATGAGGCGCGTTTTCTAGCGCAGGGCCCAAACGCCTCGTTAATGGGTAAGGGCGGCGCCGATCAGTCGGGTAGGGCGATCCTTGCCAACCAGCAAGGCGGATCAATCGAAGCTAATCCGGTCTTTGACATCCTGCACGACATGGACTTGCAGCTGTATCGCAAGATTTGGAACCGCATTCGTCAATTCTGGACCGCCGAGCAGTGGATCAGCGTTACCGACGACATGCAGAATGCACGTTGGGTCGGGTTCAATATTCCCACCACCGATGAAATGGGCCAACCAGTTATCGATCCTCAAACTGGACAGCCAGCGATCCAGAACCAGCTATCGCAGATCGATGTCGATATCGATGTCGGTGAAGCGCCGCATGCTGGCACGATGCAGGACGAAGAGTTCGGTAAAATGACTGAACTTGCGAAGGTTGTTCCGTCGCTTCAGCAATTGCCAGCGCAAGCATGGCTAGAAATGTCCAATCTTCGCAACAAGGGCAAGATCTCCAAGGTACTGCAACAGGCCGGCCAACCAAGCCCGCAACAACAGCAGGCGCAACAGATCGCTTTGGCTGGCGAAGCTGCAAAGGTTGAGGAAACCAAATCAAAGGTCGCTCTCAACCTGTCCAGGGCCCGTACCGAAGGCATGCCATCTGGCGAGCAGTTGCCGCCAGGCTTCGCCGCAGCACAAGCTGTTGCGGATATCAGGGACAAGAACGCCAGCGCCAACCATAAGGAAGCGCAGGCAAAGAGAAACTTGGCTGAGATCGGCTTTGCGATCGCAGATCACGGCCATCGTTTGCGTGAGACGCCCGCTTGGCAGGACCAGCAGCGTCATGAGCAGAACGCTCAGCGCACACCAGTTTAGTAGCTTTTTAGTACCGCCGCCGGGTCACGGGCGATAGCGCCGCCAGCTTCAAGGGCGATGGCCGATGCCGGGCCTAATCGGGCGTCCGCAACTCACAGCGATATCGGAGAAGTGCCAATGCAGACTTTGGATGCAATCATGGACTCGCGCCCTGTTGAAACACAGGAGCCGAGCGAACAGCAACGAGAAGACGGCCGCGATGAGCGGGGACGTTTTGCAAGCCAGGCTAGGGAGCAGGCCGAGCAAGAAGCCCAGCAAGCTCAACAACAGGCCGAACCTCAAGCGCCGCAACAGCAAGAGCCCGATAAGCCGCCGCCGGGGTTCATCCCCCAGCAAGCTTTCGACGCTCGAATGGCAAAAGCTGAAGAGAAGTTCAACGAGCGTTATTCAACGCTTGAAGGACAGCTTCAACAGACCATGCGCCAGTTGCAGCAGTTTCAGCAGCGGCCCCAACAGGCCGAAGCGCCGAAACCGCTACCGGATTTTTTCGAAAATCCAGATGGTGCTCTTGATGCTCGTTTGGAAAGAGCTCTTTCGCCGATCACTCAGTCACAGAGCCAGATCGTAGAAAACTTCTCTCGTATGATGGCGTCGGACAAGTTTGGCGAAGAAATCGTCAATAGTGCGATGAAAGACCTGACGCAACGCGTCGATGCAAACCCACAAGGGATGCACGCGACGTATTTGCGGATCATGAACAATCCTCATCCCTACGGCGAGCTCGTGCGTTGGCACAAAGAGCAGAGTGCGCTGAAAACCTATGGCGACGACCCGGAGGCCTTCATTACGGCCGAGGTCGAACGCCGAATGGCTGCCCAAGGCGGTCAACAGGTATCACAGCAACCTTCTCAGAATCAGCAACCGCCCCAAGCAATGCCATCGTCATTTGCAGCTGCCCGTAACAACGGGCCGCGCGCAGCCGTGGTGTTCTCAGGGCCAAAACCTCTCTCTGAAATTATGGGCGGACGATAAATCGCCGCCTCCATGAGGCAATACAATGGCTGAGACTCGCGTTAATGCGAATTTGTCTCCCACGATTTGGGATGACGAATACTCGACTGAATTCTTCCAGTCTAATCCGTTCTCGCAGTATGCGGGGACGTCTCCGAACAATATCATCCGGATGAAGGAGGACTTTGCCTCCCGACGCGGTAATGGCATCACGTTCGAATTCATCACCAACCTAAAGCGGGGCACGATCTATGATCGTCAACCGCTGCGCGGTCATGAGGATGTTCTCGGCGAATACGGCGATAAGGTCTTCTGGCGCATGCGCAAGAAGGGCATTTCGCTGCACGAGCTGGATGTCGATCTTGCGGCGATCAATCTCCGTGACGCATCGCGCACCACGCTCAAAACCTGGTCGAATGAGGACGTAAAATGGGAAACCATTGATCGTCTCGGGGATGTCGGCGCTAACTGCGACGTTCCATTCGATACAGCAGCCGCTGCCGATAAGAATACGTGGGTGACTAACAACGTTGATCGCGTCCTGTTCGGTAATAGCACGGCAAACTATTCGGCCACGTTCGCGACAGCTGCTGCCAACGTCGATACCACCAACGACATCCTCACCATGGATGCGGTTATCGACCTCAAGGCAATTGCGCTGTCCGCAAGCCCGCGTATCACCCCGGTCGAAGTCAAAGAACGATCAAACCAACGTTTCTTTGTCCTGTTCGTTCACCCTCGCCTTATGCGGGATTACAAGAAATCGGTTCGTGTAACTGAGACGCAGGTAACTGTCGTCAAGCGAAACGAATCGATCTTCATGGGCGGCGACCGCGAAATGGATGGCGTGATCATCCACGAGGTCGACGATATGCCTGTCTACACCGGCATCGGTAACGCCGGCGCCAACGTCTATCCGGCCTATCTTTGTGGCCAGGAAGCGCTCGGCTGGGCGATCAAGTCCCGCTACCGCTCTCGCGAACAGGAGGACGATTACGGGCAGGTCGAAGGCCTCGGCATGTTCGGTAAATGGGGCATGAAGAAGCTTGCCTATTCTTCAACCATCGGCGGCACTGACACGACTGTTTACGGAAAACAGCGTGGTGTTGTCACCGGTTTCTATTCGGCATCTAATCTGTAATTTGTTGCTAAAACACTTAATTAGACATAACATCCCCATCAAGTAAGGTAGGGGTGTTATGTCGACAATTAAGAAGCAACAGTTAGAAAAAGAGTCACTTCTCACCGCCAATGAGGTCAAAAAACTTCTGCATTATGATCCAGAGACGGGTTTTTTCACATGGTTGTGTGATCCCTTTACTGGCCCAAGGCGGAAGGGAACGATAGCCGGTGTTATTGGAAGTTTCGGCTACCGAAGTATCAAAATAGCTCAAATCAAATACATGGCTCACAGGCTCGCTTGGCTCGTGACTTATGGTTCTTGGCCTATTTTTGATGTGGACCATATCAATGGCCGCCAAGACGACAATCGCATTGAAAATTTGCGCGTAGCAACAAAACAGCAAAATAATTGCAACATGAAAGCGCCATCAACAAACAAATCCGGCGCTAAAAACGTGCACTGGCACAAAGACTCTAACCGGTGGCGTGTTCAAATCAAAAACAAAGGCCAATCAATACACATTGGTTATTTTGACGATTTTGAACTTGCTAGTTTTGTTGCGTCAGAGGCAAGATTAAAGTATCACGCAGAGTTTGCTAGAAACTTTTAGTAGCGCCCTCTGTGGCGTTTTAGGGCTTCTTTGTCCAATTCCCACATTTCTCTGCAATCTGCATCGCACCAACGAACATTATTTGGCAGGAGTGCATTACAAGCA